GGGAAAGAAAATTGCGGGCCTCTGCACCATCACCGTCATCCGCACCGACGATCTCGCCGATCGCCTGCTTGATCGTGCTCGGCATCCTGCGTGGCAAGGCGAGCGAACCAAGTTGGTGTACGAGTGGCCGACGGAGGATGCTCTCTGGAGCCAGTACGCCGAGCTCCGCCGCGAAGGCCAGCGGACAGGCCAAGGCACCGCGGCGGCGGACGAGTTCTATCGCGTCCGCCAGGGCGAGATGGACGCAGGCTCACGCGTGGCGTGGCCGCAGCGGCACAACGAGGATGAGATCTCGGCGCTTCAGCACGCGTGGAATCTGCGCATCGACCGCGGGGAATCATCGTTCAACGCGGAGTACCAGAATGAGCCGATGGTCGATGACATCGCGTCCGATCGGCTCGACAAGCGATCCCTCGCCTCTCGGGTGGTGCCGACGAAACGCGGGATCGTGCCGCTCGGGCACAACACGCTCACGTGTTTTGTGGACGTCCAAGAAAAATTATTGTTCTGGAGCGTGAGCTCGTGGAACGACGCCTTCGGTGGCCACATCGTGGCCTACGGCTGCTACCCGGATCAGGTGAGCAGTTTTTTTGAAGCAAAACATGCCAAGACAACGCTCGCGATGAAGGCCAAAGGCGCCGGCTTCGAGGGCGCCCTCGCGGCCGGCCTCGAAAAGGTGGCCGCCGATATCCTCGGCCGCGAATGGAAACGCGAGGACGGCGTCGCTCTCCGCGTGAGCCAGATGATGATCGATGCGAACTGGGGACAATCCACGCAGGTGGTGCGGACGTTCGCGAGGCGGAGCCATTTCGCAGCCAATATCCTCCCCTCTCACGGCCGCGGCATCGGTGCCTCCTCGCAGGCCCTCACGGAAAAAACGAAGGGCCGCGGCGACAAGATCGGCCTCAATTGGAAAATCGGCCAAGTCAGCGAAGGCCAGAGATCGGTGCTCTACGATACGAACTTCTGGAAGACGTTCGTGGCCGCCCGGCTCCGCCTGGCTCTCGGCGATCCGGAGGCAATGACAATTCACGCGGGTGATCACGATCTGCTCTTTGAGCACCTCACATCGGAATATCCGGTTCGCACGGAAGCCCGCGGCCGCGTGGTGGACGAATGGAAAATGGCCGGCCGTGATAACCATTGGCTCGACACACTTGTGGGATCAGCTGTCGCCGCATCGATCCAAGGTGTGCAGCCGTCATCGACGGAGGCGGGTGGCCGCAAGCGGCGCAAGGTAGAGCTTCCCAAGGGTGCCGGCGGGAAAATTGTCATCAAGCCGATGGCACGATAACACCACACCCCCTCTCTCTCTGAGGCTGGTGAGCGGTAACGTCGGTGCATGGCATCAGACGATCGCACCGCCGCTATCGATTCCTCGGCTCAAGGGCCGAAGCGCGTCCGCACCGACGCGGGCGAGGCTGAGGCTCACGATCTCGAGCAGCAGATCGCAGCGGACAAGTACCTCGCGGCAAAGGCGGCAGCCAAAAGCGGCGGAAATCGCGGCCTCAGATTCAATCAGTTGATCCCTCCGGGGAGCTTCTAGTGGGATTCTTCGATCTCTTCAAGGCGGCTCCGAAGCCTCAGCCAATCTCCCCGCCAGGGCGATCGGTGCGGGCGCGGATCGACATCGCCGAACAAGGGGACGACTATAAGCATTGGGCGAACGCCGATTGGTTCAGCATGGACGGCGAGCTCACCGCCATCCGCCGACGCACGATCCGCAACCGAGCCCGATACGAGCGGCTCAATAACAGCTATCTCGCCGGCATCGCCGACACGCTCGCCAACGATCTCATCGGCACCGGGCCGCGTGTGCAGATCGACACGGGCGACTCCGCCGCCGACAACGCAATCGAAAAGGCTTTCGGCCGCTGGTGCAACGCGATCTACCTGCCTTGCAAACTGCGGACGATGCGACAGAGCAAGTTGATCGACGGCGAGGCATTCGCTCAATTCGTGACGAATCCGCGGCTCGACGGTGTGCAGCTTGATATCCGCCTGATCGAGGCGGAGATGATCGCCACGCCGGTTGGGTTGTACATTCCCAACACCACGCCGGAAGGCTCAATCGTCGATGGGCTGGAATTCGACGAGTACGGAAACATCATCGCGTACAAGCGGCTCAAGTACCATCCGGGCAGCAACTACCGCATCAGTAACTTTGAATTCGATCGCATCGAATCGCGGTACATAATCCATTGGTTCAAGCAGATCAGGCCCGCGATGCACCGCGGCCTGAGCGAAGTAGCACCGGCTCTCCGGCTCTTCGGCGATATGCGGCGTTACACCTCGGCGGTGGTGGCCGCAGCCGAGACGGCCGCTGACTTCGCGGCGTTTCTGAAAACGAATTCGCCGGCCGCTGAGGTGGACGAAGTCGAAGCTTTCGCTTCGATGGAAATTCAGAAGCGAATGATTACCACCCTCCCCGACGGGTGGAACATTGAGCAGCTCAAGGCCGAGCAGCCGACAAATACATACGCGATGTTCAAAAAGGAAATGCTCAACGAGCTCGGCCGCTCGATCGGCCTGCCGTACAACATGACGGCGCTCGATTCCTCGGGATACAACTACGCCTCGGGCCGGATGGATCACCAATTGTATCAGCAGACAATCCGCACCGAGCGGGACGAGCTCCAGCACTGCGCCCTCGATCGCATCCTCTGCGCCTGGCTCGATGAGGCCGTTCCACTCGGCATGATCCCCCGCGGCCTTCCTCCGATTGCGGAGTGGAACTGGGCGTGGACTTGGGACGGCCGCGAACACGTGGATCCGGGCAAGGAAGCCAACGCGGCCGAGACGCGTTTGAGAACGCACACCACAACGCTCGCTCACGAATACGCGAAGCAGGGGAAGGATTGGCAAGTCGAATTGGCGCAGCGGGCCAAAGAGGTGGCGCAGATGCGAGCCCTCGGCTTGCTTGTCGATTTGGAGCCGAGCACCAACTACACCGGCGAAACGGCCGGGGAAGAAGAAGGGGACGATTGATGAAAGTAAGCACCGCACAAGACATGGCACTGATCGCCGCCGCGAGAAAGAACAATCTCGCCATCCAGGCGGAGTTCTCCGTGGCCGCGATCGACTCCGCCGGCCAGCCGGTGGCGCCGACGTTCTCGCTTGTCGGATACACCGGCGCCGCGATCAAGCAATTCTGGAGCCGCAATCCGCTGGTGGTGGATCTCGCTGGAATGGATACCGGGAGCGGCATCCTGCCGATCCTCTACGGCCATGATGCGAGCCTCGACAGCGTGCTCGGGCAATCGTCCACCACGATCAACGACGGCAAGCAGCTCGTGCTCGCGGGCGATCTGTTCGGTGCCAGTGCCACCAGCGAGCAGGTGCTGAATCTGGCACGCCGTGGAATGAAGTTTCAGGCGAGCATCGGCGCCGATATCAACCGCATCGAAAACCTTTCGGCCGGTGAAAAGGTGAACGTCAACGGCCGAGAGTTTGCAGGGCCGATCTCCGTTGTGCGTAGCTCCAAGCTGCGCGAAGTCTCGATTGTCTTGATGGGTGCAGATCCCGATACATCTGCCGCGATCGCTGCGGAAGCGAGTGAGGATTCCAATATGGCGGACAACGCCACTTTGCCGGCCGACAAGGTCGAAGCCACGGCGGGCGTCGCCGTGGAAACCAAGGCTCCCGCAGCTGCTCCCGACAACAGTCAGGCGATTCTTGCAGAGCTCAAGGCTCTGAGGGAGGAGCAGGTGGCGCAGCGAGCGGCCATCGAGGCGCAGGCCAAGGTATCTGCCGCTCGGAGCGAACGGCCTGCCGGGCCGGCGATCCACGTGGTGGAAGCCTCCGTGGCCTCTCCCAAGGTGCTTGAAGCGGCTCTGTGCATGCAGGCCGGACTCAAGGCCGAAAAGGCGTATGACGAGCAGACGCTCGAAGCAGCCCACAAGGCTCGCAGGGACGTTTCGCTCTCGGGCGTTATGGTGCAGGCCGCTCGTGCGAACGGCTACACCGGCAGCGATCGGCTGAATGACGGCAATATGCGGGCGGTGATCACGGCGGCTTTCGCGAGCCACCAGATCGCCGATCTGCTCTCCGCTGTTACCAACAAGTTCCTTCTCAACGGATTCAATGCCGTGGAGTCGGTCTGGCAGCAGATCTCCGCGATCCGCTCCGTGAACGACTTCAAGGCCGTGAATCAGTTTCGGCTGAATGGTTCGTTCAAGTTCCAGAAGGTCGGCAATGGCGGCGAGCTCAAGACAGCAACCGCAACCGATTACAAGCGATCGCTCGCGGCTGACACTTGGGGCATCACCACGCAGATCACGCGGCAGGACATGTACAACGACGATCTCAACGCGTTGTCGCAAGTTCCGCAGCGGATGGGCCGTGGTTCTGCTTTGGCGTTGAATGAGACTATCTGGACGGAGTTCCTTTCCTCCAACGACACCTATTACCAAAAGGTAACGGCTGCCGCAGGAAACGCTCTCGCCCTGGCTGGCCTCAAGACTGCCGCGACTGCGTTCCGCAAGCTCACCGATCCGGACGGCAACCCGCTGGGCATCGCCCCGCGGATTCTGCTCGTGCCGCCGGAGCTTGAGCTGACGGCCGCGGAGCTGATGACTTCGAGCCTGCTGATCA